ACCATTTGTCCTTGCCGCCCGGCGTCTTGATGCCGAGGGCGGTCAGCTTGTCAGCGATGGCGCGGTAGGAAAGCCCCGCGAGGAACTCCCCGTAGATCAGCTTGATGGTCTTAGCTTCCTCCGGGTTCACCACAAGATTACCGTCCTCGCCCTTGTCGTAGCCGATGAAGCGGCTGTAGGCAACCGCCACCTTGCCGTCCGCCATCCGCTTCCTGTGGCCCCAGGTCACGTTCTCCGATATGGAGCGGCTTTCCTCCTGGGCAAGGCTGCTCATGATCGTGATGAGCAGTTCGCCCTTGGAGTCGAATGTCCAGATGTTCTCCTTCTCGAAAAAGACCTCCGTGCCGTGTTCCTTCAGTTCCCGAATGGTGGAAAGGCTGTCCACCGTGTTCCGGGCGAAACGGCTGACGCTCTTCGTGATGATAAGGTCGATCTTCCCGGCAAGAGCATCCGCCACCATCGACTGAAAGCCCTCGCGCTTTTTCGTACTCGTTCCCGTCACACCTTCGTCAGAATACATCCCTGCGAACTCCCAGTCATCATGTCCTCGGATGAGCGTGGTGTAATAGTCCAGCTGTGCCTCATAACTTGTCAGCTGTTCGTCGTGGTCGGTCGATACACGGGCATACCCGGCCACTTTTCTTTTCGCCCGGCTGCCAATCGGCGCGGCAGTAAACTTGCTTACCGTAGCCGGGATCTTTGTTACCTGTTTTGCCACCGTTCCGGCTCCTCCTTCCGCATTGTCTTCATCTTTTCACTCATTGTCTCTTTCCGTTCCGGAGTCCACCTGTCCTTCATCAGCTGGCGCATATGCTCCTTGTACTCTTCGGTGTGCTTCCAGCCCCGTCGCTTTGGCTTCTCCCAGGCACGGGGTTCTTCATGCCCATCCACAAACCGGAAGACCAGTTCATTGCCTTGAACAACGATGCTGTCGAGCGTTTCAGTGACGGCATCCTCATCGAAGTTCTCTGTCCCCATCACCTCTGCGGTCAGCCTCATGAGCGCATCTTCGCGGAGAGAAATGCCGTCCCGGTTTGAGCGGCATCTCCAGAACCTTGTCCCGTTGCTCCTTTCCACCTGATAGTTGCCGCCGCAGTTCCCGCACTTGATCTTGCAGGTCAGGCAGGACGATCCCTTTTTGCCCATTGCCCGGTTGGCACGCCTGTACTCGGAAACCTCTGCCCGACGTTCCGGCGTCCAGCATTCCTTCTTCGCTGTGTTCTCCCATGTCAGCGTTTTCTCTGTACCGTCCTTGAAGTGGAAGGTTAGGAATCCGTTGTCGGGAACCGAGATGAAGCCGACCCTCTCTGTGAAAGCATCCTCATCGAACTCATCCGTGCCGAGTGCCTCGGCGCAAGCCTGCCGGAGGAACCTGTCGGGGATTTCCCTTGTGGTGCAGGTGTGCCCCTTCTTTTTCCTGGAGCCGCAGACCCAGCCGATCAGCTTGTCCCCAAGCTGTGAATTCTTCGCCCGGTTGGTGCGGGTGTTCCGCATCAGGCTCTGGCCGCATTTCTCACATTTGATCTTGCCTGTAAAGCAGGTAATGTTAAGCGACTTATTGGCAAGGGGGCCAAGTTTCCGCCGCCGCTCCATCTCTTCCTGAACGTAGTCAAAGATTTCTCTGTCAATGATTGCTTCATGATGACCGGCCACATGGTATTGCGGCAGTTCCCCGCGGTTCTTCTTCCGCTTCTTATGGATCGGATCGGAGATGTATTCCTTCTGCAGGAGAAGGTCTCCTGTGTAAGTGCAGTTCTCCAGAATCTTCTTAATGTTGGAGTCCACCCATCTGCAGCCGTCCCGTGTGGTGATGCCCTCGGCAGCAAATTCCCGCTCGGTTTCCAGGCGCGACTTCCCGTCAAGGAAGTTCTGGAAGATGCGCTTCACAACGGCCGCTTCCTCCGGAACAGGGATAAGGTCGTCACCTTCCCAGCGGTATCCGTAGATACGGAAGTGCCCGTTCGGGATGCCCTGCTCGAACCGCTTTTTGATGCTCCATTTCTCGTTTTCGGAAATGCTCCTGCTTTCTTCCTGTGCGAATGAAGCGAGGATGGAAAGCATCAGCTCGCCATCCCCGTCCATAGAATGAATGTTCTCACGCTCAAACCAGACCTCCACGCCGATTTCCTTCAGATGCCGGACCGTCTCCAGAAGGTCTACCGTGTTGCGGGCAAATCGGCTGATAGACTTGGTCAGCACCAGATCGATCTTTCCGGCGTCGCAGTCAGCAATCAGGCGGTTGAACTCATCCCGCTTTGCCGTGCCGGTCCCGGAGATGCCGTTGTCCGCATACACCCCCGCGAACAGCCAGTCAGGATTTTTCTGGATCTTCTCATTGTAGTAGCTGATCTGCGCTGAGAGGGAATGGCTCATGCGTTCCGACTCCATTGAGATGCGGGCGTATGCCGCCACACGTGTCTTCGGCTTTACGACCGGAGCGGATGGCTCAAGTTTTGTTATTTTCCGCATGCTGTCATGCCTCCTTTCCATGTGCCATATTCCCGTAGTCCAGGGCACATAGCAAGAACTTTCCGCTCAAAAGATCACCAGTCTTTGGGCGCAGTTTCTGGCGGTTCCTTGTATCAATTTGGTGGTATTCCTCCTCCGAGATAAGACCCTCTTCGAGCATCTTCCGCACGAAATGCATGATGGTCTGGTAGCGACGTTCGCGGTCGAATTCTTCCTGTGTCATCTGCATGCCGCACCTCCAAACCGCGCCTCAACGTAGCACTCATGGGAGCAGTATTTACGGTTCCGGTTGCCGTAGGCGTAAAAAGTGCTGCCGCAGGACGGACAGGTATATTCGTACATAGCTTTCCGCTTCACCTGCCCGAGATGGCTGTTCCACCACTTGTTCCTGCAGGCATCGCAGCAGAACTTTTTCTCCTTGCGCCCGGGGTATTGGATCACGGGCTTCCCGCATTGGCGACAGGGTTTCTGAGTTATTCCCTGGAACACGGGCTCCGGCATTTTCCCGGCATCGCCGGTCAGCCCATTCCTCCGGCAGAAGGTCTTCACCGTGTTCTCATTTATCCCCAGTTCCTGCGCGACCTGGGAGTAGCTGTATCCCTCTTTGCGCAGGCTGCTGATCCTGTTTTTCTGTTCGTTTGTCATAAGAACGCCTCCGTATCGTTTGATCTTTCGCGTTCCTATGCCTTGAAAAGCCCGGATTTTATAATCGGGCATAAAAAAACGGCCTGCCAGCCATCCCGGAGGACAGCCGACAGGCCAGAGAATCATTATTACAGTCGGGTGGTATAGTCGAGCGAGATCCATCCGGCTCCGGATTTCAGCCGGCCCCATCCCGCTGTGGAACCCTTCCCGGATTTCACCTCAACGATGGTGAACACGCCGATTCCTGTGTACTGCCCGGTGTGCTCATAATCAGTGCCGGCACCTTTGCGGATGTTCAGATCCCGGATGCTGACCTTCACAAGGAAAGGAACCGTGGGCTCCGCAGGCGCGGCTGCATTAGGCGTATAGATATTGACGCCATCCGCATCAAAGACGCTGTATCCCGGATTGGCATCAGCGCAGGCTTTGGCGTTGTCCAGAACCTTGAACGCGCCTTTCTGGGACGCGGCGTCAGACCATGCCTTCCGCACCCGGTACCACTTCACAGTCCCGGAATCATGCCCGGCGTTATCATACTGTGTCAGGTTCCATCGTTCGATGATGGAACACAGCTTTGATACATAGGTTGTGCTGGTAGCATACCCGCCATCCTTGATGATCTGCACGGCTTTCTTATAATCCGTACAGCCCTTCAGTCCATCGTAGCGGAGTTTAGTTCCGTTCAACGCTCCGAGCAGATATGCGCTGTGGTCAGCGATGGAATCCTCCACGCACGGGTACTTCCGGAAGTCCGACGTGATGGTATAGAGACTGCCGGTCCCGTCATCCTCCTGCGTTTTCTTGGTGTAGATGCTCTTCCCGTCCCAGGAAGAACCGCCCCAGGTATTCCCGGAGAGGGACTTTTTCATGCCAAAGCAGTTATTAGCATTCTGGGCCAGTTCCGACTTCCCGTACCCGGATTCCAGAATGAACTGCGCCAGCGATACCGATGCCAGAATTCCGGACTTCTTCATGTCTGCCGTGAACAGAGCGCCGACTTTCTTGATGACATCTGCCTCAGACAGATCTTTCAGCGAGGACGCCTGGAGACCGTTCCCCCTCACAGGAGCGTCCTCATTAGCGCTGCCGCCGAGCTGGGCAGTAACCTTCGATGCCAGATCACCCATGCGAGCATACATCCAGTTGCCCGGACAGGACTTGTTGGCAAACCAGCGGTGCACCGTCAGGATCATCTCACCAGACTTCGGTGTGTAGTTCAAGGTCTTATCTTTATCGCCAAACCAGATGAGCTTGTTCTTTCCGTTGCGCTTGCAGATATCGGTGCAGAGCGTGATCAGCTTCTGATACACCACATCCCGGAAAGCATACGGCTCCGAGGTGTCAGAGGCGCACTCGATGGTGATCGCCCTTTGGTCGTTGGCGTTACTGGAGGAGCACCACGAGCGGTTTTTCTCCTCGACGTAAAGACCGACACGGCCATCACGGT